GGAAACCAAGGGTGCCAAGGTCGAGGGAATCAACGCCAAGGGCAAGCTGGGCAACCTGTTCGGCCACAGCACGGTGAGTGTCATCCGTGGCGCAGCGGCGGCGGGTGCCACGCTGGACCAGGTCAAGATCGTTCTCGGCACCTACAACTGCCAGGCCAAGGATTCCACCGTGGCAGCCAACTATCGGGCGGGCAAGAACAAGAAGCTCCCCGGTGCTCCGCTGACCCCCGAACAACTCAAGGAGTTCGGACTGTGATCAAGATTGTTGGCTCCGGCATGGCTGGGCTGCTGGCTGCGAATCTGCTGCGGCGGATGCAGCCGGTGGTTCACGAGGCCCAAGGTGTGCTGCCCAACAACCACAGTGCCTTGCTGCGCTTCCGCAGCGACGTTTGCGCCCGTGCCACCGGCATTCCGTTCAAGAAGGTGTTGGTGCACAAGGCGGTGTGCACGGACGGTAAGCTGCTGGACCGGACCAACCTGGCCATCAACAATCAATACTCGGTCAAGGTCACCGGCAAGGTGCTGGACCGTTCTATCATTAACCTGGAGCCGGGGGAGCGGTTTATTGCTCCCCCGGATTTCATCAGCCAGATGTCGCACTCGGTGCAGATCGTGTATGGCAGCCCGTTTACGGCCGGGGAGTTGAGTGCCCGGACGCCGGACAGCACACCGTTGATCAGCACCATGCCGATGCCCGCGTTGATGGACATGGCAGAGTGGAAGGCTCCGCCGATTTTCCTGAGCAGGCCGGTGTGGGCTGTCACTGGGCGGATTGACGACTGCGACGTTTATCAAACCGTCTATTACCCCCAGGAAACCTTCCCGGCTTACCGGGCCAGCATCACTGGCAACCTGCTCACGGTTGAAACTATGACTGAGCCCAAGGCCCATCCACACAGCCTGGTGAACGAAGTGTTGCACACGTTGGGCATCAACCAGGGGTGCTACGACATCGAGGTCAAGTGCCAGAAATACGGTAAGCTGACGCCGTTGTCGGACCCTTCAATTGCACGGCGTTTCGTGCTGTATATGACGGACCGTTACAGGGTTTACAGCGTGGGCCGGTTCGCGCTGTGGCGCCAGCTGCTGTTGGACGACGTGTGCCACGACATCGGGGTGGTGGAAAAGCTGGTGGACAACCGGGAGGGGTATTCCGGTCAACTCATCAAGGCCAAAATATGAATCGCTTGGCCATGGCAAAGATCACCTTGGTTCCGGAAGACATCCGACAATTGGGTGATACCAACCCTTTGGTCCGGTTAATTCTAGACCGATTCATCAGCGGTGACATTGTCACCTTAGAGGAATGTTTGTGCCAAATAATTGTTCATTTGTGCGCCAACTGGGATCAACTCCAACGCCGTTCGTTTGAACAAGCAATGTCCATGACCCTTCCGCCAAAACCAGAAATATGAAAGTTGAACTTGTCAGTTTCACGCCGGACGCAATGACACTCCTGCTCAAAACCAAGAACACTCGCCTCACCTATGACGACGATCCAGCGGGATGGTCCGAGGAAAAGCGCCAGGAGCACATCAACTATGTCAGGGACAGTATTCGGAGCAGCCTCGAATTTGTTGACTACACATTCTTGATCAGCGGTGTGACTCGTGCCTTCACCCATCAGCTTGTGCGCACCCGCACCGGCTCGTATGCTCAGCAGGCAATGCGGGTGGTGGATGCCCGTAACCAGCCGGTGGATGTGCCGCCAAGCATCTCCGACGAGCCGGAGTGGGCCCAGGTTTGGGCCAACGGCGTGAGCTCATCCCTTGAGGCTTACGGCGAACTGGTTGACCTTGGTGCACCGATTCAGGATGCACGCGGCCTGTTGCCCACCAACGTCACCACGAACATCATGGGCAAGTTCAACCTGCACACCCTGTCCGACATGGCCAAGTTGCGGTTGTGCACCCGGACCCAGGGCGAATACCAGAACGTGTTCCGGGAAATGCGCAGCCTGGTCATCAAGGAGCACCCGTGGGCGGAGCCGTTCCTGGAAGTGCACTGCGTGGCCATGGGCACATGTTGTTTCCCTCGTTACGGCAAGGCGGAGTGCCCGATCTACGACCCGGCAATGGACAACACAGCCGTCAGGGAAGTTGCAAGGGCGAAGTTTTGGAGCACAAGGCACGAGGCCGCGCCCGTTGCGAAAGATGGAATTGCCCAATAACTTTATGGCAGACGAACAAAAGGTCAGGGTGATTGCCGTTGATTTGGATGGCACTCTTGCTGAATACAAAAGTGGTGACTGGGACAAGCCTCCTGGCGAACCAATTCCTGCCATGGTCGAGCGGGTGCGAAAATGGCTAGACGAGGGGTGTCAAGTTGTCATTTTTACTGCTCGTGAAATCGTGTGGAATGAACGTATTTTCACTTGGGTGCACCATCACATTGGTTCAAAATGGTTGTTTATGGGGTGTATAAGGGTGACCAACATCAAGCCCAAGGATGCAGACGAGTTCTGGGACGACCGCGCCGTGCGGGTGGAGCGCAACACCGGGCGGGTGTTGAGTGCAGTGGAGCCCAAGGTTGGCGTGGCCGGTAACTTGATGCGGGCGGCGGAGACGTTTGAGGAAAGGAACAGGCTTTACGGGGAAAATTACAAACACATCGGCAAACTGCTGCTGGACTTTTTTGAGCATGCCGGCGGATTCCCGGAGATAAAGACCATTGAGGAGGCTTCCCGCCTCAACCTGGTCATTTCCTGCGCAGCCAAACTTCAACGCTATTGCACCTCGTTCAAAACGGGGGGTCACAAGGATTCCGCCCATGACCTTTCAGTTTATGCGGCAATGTTGGAAGAGCTAACAAATGAAAAACAATAAGCCAAGAACACTCCTCTATGGGGCCCAGACCTCGTTGGGGCATGCCTACGTCCAACTTAACCACGGAGACGTTGTTGGGATTTCGGCTGAGGGTTTGAACGAATTGCGCAGCGCCATTTCCGAGATTGAAAAGAAGGGGCCATTCAACCGGCTGCTGTGTGTGGACGGTATCAATCATCTGTCCCATATTGGCTTGACTCCGGACGAGGACTCTGACATACTCAAACGCAATGTGTTCCTTCCTTACATGCTGGTCAACGAACTAGTTCAGCGAAAGTTCAAGCCGATGAACTGCGTTTTTATCAGTAGCCAGACGCACCGGGTGGCCCAGCGTAAGACGGCGCTGTATTGTGCCAGTAAGGCGGCAATGACGCACCTTGTCCGGGTGATGGCGCGTGAGCTGGCATCTGAGGGATGGTTTATCAAGGGGCTGGCTCCCGGTAAAATTGTGAACACAAAAATGGCCCAGCTGACGGATGCCCAGGTGCTTCAGCTGAGGGGGTGGAACCAGGAGCAGGCGGACGATTACGCCTTGACCCAGATACCAATGGGACGGTTCACGGATGTAAACGAGGTGTGCCAGGCCATTGATTGGCTGTTTGATGCACCGGGTTATGTAAACGGGACAACGGTGGACATGACGGGAGGAGCATGAGAGACGACTTTTGTCATTTGCATGTGCATTCGTGTTATTCGTTGTTAGACGGCTTTGGCTTCCCTTCCGCTTTCGCTCAACGGGCCAAGGAGCTTGGTCAAACGGCGCTGGCCATAACGGATCACGGCAATGTTAGCGCCCACAAGCGATGGTATGATGCCTGCCGGGACCAGGGGATAAAGCCGATCCTGGGGGTCGAAGCTTATGTGGTGGACAACTGTTTGACAAAGGGGGTCCGTAAGCCGTGGCACATCACCCTGTTGGCCAAAAACGCAGCCGGTTATCACAATTTACTCAAGATTGTTACTGCGTCATGGGAAAAGGGATTTTACTACAAGCCCCGGACGGATTGGGAAACGCTCAAGGTGCACAGCGAAGGCATTGTGGCTACCAGCGGTTGTCCCTCGGGGAAAATTGGTCGCAGCGTGGCCAAGGAGGGATGGGACGAGGCGCGGGTGATTCAGGAGTTGCGGAAACAGGCCGGAATTTTCAAGGATTATTACGTTGAGGTGTCGCCATGGGCTTACGAGGATGGGATCAAGATTGCCACAGCGGTTTATAAGGCTTCACGGAAGGAGGGGTTGCCGCTGGTGTTGACCATGGATGCCCACTATCCACAACCAGAGGATGCCCACAAGCAGGACGTCATGTTGTGCATCCAAAACAATGCCAAGTTCAATGACCCAAAGCGGATGAAGTTCAGCCAGCAGGATTTTTGTCTGTGGAGCGGGAACGACATGGCTTCAAAATGGGCCAAGCTGCATGGCACCCGGTTGCCCGGCCTGGACGAAATGATCACCAACACCCGCAAGATTGCGGACGAGGTTGATTTTACATTCCCAACGGCGTCCTTGCTTACCTTTCCTCACAAGGGGGACAGGACAAAGTTGCTTCGTAAGTGGTGTGAGGAGGGATTGAAACGGCGCAAGTTGGACAAGAACAAGGAATACAGGAAGCGGCTTGAGTACGAGTTTGAGCTGGTGGTGAGCAAAAACTTTGTTGATTATTTTCTAATCGTCACCGATGTGATTGTATGGGCTAAGGATTCTGGCATCCTGGTTGGGGCAGCGCGGGGTAGCTCCTGTGGTTCCTTGATGTGTTACCTGTTGCGCATCACCGAAATTGATCCATTGATTCATGGTTTGATGATGGAGCGGTTTATTGATGTCAGCCGCAAGGATTTACCCGACATTGACATTGATTTTGAGGCGGAGCGGCGGGACGAGGTGAAGCGTTACATGTCGGAAAAATACGGAACTGACAAGGTTGCCAGCCTGGCCACATTTGGCACGTTCAAGGGCAAAATGTGTTTACAGGACATTGGCCGCGTGTTCTCGGACAAAATTCCACAGCAGGCAGTGGAGGAGTGCAAGCGGCTGGTGGTTCAGCGTTCGGGAGCAGATTCCCGGGCCGGGTTCACCATGGAGGATACATTTACCAACTTTGAGCAGGCAGCGGGACATTTGAAAAGGTATCCTGAGCTGGGCCTGGCAATTCCACTTGAGGGGCAGGTGCGCCATCTTGGGATGCATGCTGCAGGCGTTGTGGTGAGCAACGAATCAATTGATCATTTTGCAGCAACCTATGTAACTTCTAAGGGTGAGCGGGTAATTTCAATGGATTACCACGATGCAACTTCTGTGGGCTTGCTCAAGATTGATGTGCTGGGCTTGTCAGTTCTCACTGTGGCTAAGCGGGCAATGGAACAGATCAAGAAAAACCATGGCAAGGAAATTGATCTGTTCAGCTTGTCGCTTGATGACAAGGAGGTGTTCAAGAATTTTGCTCGTGGTTGGGTGTATGGAATTTTCCAGTTTGAAGGAGCTTCAACGCGGCAGGTTTGCCGGCAGGTTCATCCCGACAATTTTGTTCAGCTGACGGCGGTCAATGCACTCTCTCGTCCGGGTCCGCTTCACTCGGGGGGAACCACAAATTATGTGGAACGGCGCAACGGTAAACAGGCTGTTGTTCCGCTGCATCCCATGCTTGAGCACATCACCAAGGACACCTATGGCATTACGATTTATCAGGAGCAGGTGATGCGCATCGTTCGAGAAATGGGAAAATTTGACTGGTCAGGCATTGCGACCGTTCGCAAGATGATGAGCAAGAAGTATGGGGACGAGGCATTTGGTAAGATGCAGGATCAGTTTGTGGCAGGGGCAAAGTTGAATGGGGTAACAACTGATGAAGCGATAAGTGTGTGGAAGAACATATGCACCTTTGGTAGCTGGGCTTTTAATTGTAGCCACAGCGTTGCCTACAGTACCATGGCCTATCAAATGATGTGGCTCAAGACCCATTACCCTGCCGAGTTTTATGCAGCAGCAATCAGCTGTGAGGAGGACGTTGAAAAGCAGCAGCGGCTGATCCGCGAGTATTCCCGCGCAGGCCTGAAGCCTCTACCGGTCAGCATCAATGACAGCGCCGTGGTGGCCACCAGCAACAAGAAGGGGCTGCGGCTGGGGTTGAACGCCGTTGTGGGGCTGGGGGACAAAAGTTGTGAGAAGCTGATGAAGAACAGGCCTTACAAAAGTTACTCGGACTTCACCCGGCGGAGCGGCATGGGTGGCGCCAAGGCGGAAGTGCTGCTGAAGATTGGAGCCTTCCGGGATTTGAACTTCAAGTTTTTGAGCGAGCAGGCGGACCTGTTTGACGTGGGCAAATCCGTTTCAGAAAAGCTGGATTACAGGAACCCCCGAGACGAGGATTTGCGCCGGCACTGTCCCACGATGTCGGAAAACAAGCTGTGCGAGGAATACCGGGCATGGCTTGGTGGGCATGTGGACTCCAAGGTGACTCAAATTCAGGACATCGACGACATTACGGAAAAAACTGAGCTGCTGATCCTGGGATGCACCAACCCGTCTGCCGACTTTAACCAAAAAAACAAAATACAAGAGGCTAACAGCAGGGGAGGTGAATATGTTCCCAGAGCGGGAGAGGAAGGGTTGACCAGGGAACGGCTCAATTTCCTCAATGCCAACATCACCGACGAAACCGAAAGCATCATTGTCCGGGTGGGTTACAAAATCTATCCCCGTTACAAGGAAATGCTCTGGGCCTTGACTGCCAACGACGTTGTCGGGGTGCGCGGGTCTGTGCTGGGGGAAATGAGGATGGTGTTTGCCTTCAACGTCGTCAACTTGACCAAACTGCGTTCAAAGCTGAAGAACAAATCCATTTTGACCGAGCAGGAAACCAATTTCATCAATCCGCCAGCACGGCGGACCTACCGATAAAACAACCATGAAAAAACATTTGACTTTCCAACCGTTGCAGCGGAGGATTGACCCGTGAACGTGGTTCAACATCCTTACCCGGACCAGCCAGGCTTCAAGGCCAGGGACACAGAAACCAGCCGGCAGGCGGCCAAGAGTTCTGGCGGCACGGCGGAATTGCTCCGGAGCCAGGTGCTAGAGGCGCTGCGGCGGCACTGCATGACGGCGGACGAGGTTGCCCAGTTTATCAAGCACGACATTCTCGGGGTGCGTCCTCGGCTGAGCGAGCTCAAGGAAATGGGCAAGATCGCCGCCACTGATCAGCGCCGTCCCAACAAGAGTGGCAAGAATGCCGTGGTGTGGCGGGTGACGGGCGAGCTACAGCAGGAGGACCTGTTTTGAGCCACATTCCGACCAATCCCAGCAAGAGCTTTGTCGCCCGCAACCCGCACTTGTACGGCGGGCAGAATGCCAAGGTTGTCACCCGTCAAATACAAGAGGGGATCAAGAGGACGGTTAACCGGCTGCGCCAAAGTGACAAACCACCGCTCAACAAGCTGGAAACGGAATTTTACAATCATCTTTTGTTCAGCATTCGGGAATCCTTCGGCATTGTTCGTCAACAAGCCAAACGCTACAAGCTGGCCAACGGCACCTGGTACAAGCCAGACTTCACATCGATGGTGGACGGGCGGGAAACTGCCTGGGAGGTCAAGGGGCCATATTCCTACCGTGCTGGCATGGACAAGCTGAAGATTGCTGCGCATCAGTGGCCAGAGGTGCGCTTCGTCCTGGTTTGGAAGCAGGACGGGGTGTGGCAGGAACAGGAGATTCGGGCATGAGCGAATACGTTGCAGGGGTGCTATTTGGGGCAACTCTGGGCTTGTGTGTTGGGGCACTGGGGGTGGCAATCGTTGCCCACTGGGCCCAAAGGGAAGTTGGCAAGGTGCTCAAGGACTTGAGGGAAACCAAGGAGGCCCACCTGAACGATTTAAAGAAGTATTTCCGATGAACCCAACCAACGAAAAAATTTTGATCCGCAAGGCCATGTCGCTCCTGGGCAGCCGCACCAGTGCACGCAAGAAGCAAACCGCGAGAGCGAACGCGGTCAAAGCTCGTGCCAGCCAGGCCGCCAAGGTTAAGAAAATGCGCACAGCGCTGGCGGAAAAAATACGAATCGCTCGGGCAGCACTTGAGGCTCAGCCAAGGGGAGGAAACCTGGGATGAGGCATCCGCCGGCACAGGACGCGGCAACACGGGCCAAGATTGCACGGGCACTGGACCTGTGGGACAGCGGCAAGGTTTGTGCCGAAATTGCCCAGGTGTTGGCGGTGGAGCAGGCCGTGGCCGCGAACTACATTTCCTATGGTCTGGTCACACGGGCAAACGAAAGGCTGGCACAGAATGCAAAAACAAACTAACAACGGCGACGCCGTGACGGTGAAGTCCTGCAGCTGTAAGGCTTGTGAAATAATTGAAGCTGCACGGAAGCGGGGCATGGTTGACCCCAAGTCGGAGCCAGTGGACATTCAGGCAGAGCGGGAAAAACTGTTGAGAAGGACGATATGAAACAGCAATTGAAGCAAGGTTTGTGGATTGTGGCTGCATGGCTGTTGTGCTTTGTCGCAGGAGCCGTTTTAACCCTTTGCCTTTTATGACTCGGGAGCAACTTCAGGTGCGGGAGTTCATGTTGCGGGCAGGGCAGGAGTGCCCGCTCAAGCCGAAAATTCCCAGCAAGGAGGTGCGGGAATTGCGGGTCAAGCTGATTGCCGAGGAGCTTATCGAATTGGCTCTTGCCTACAACGTGAACCTGGTTATTGTTGCCGGTGGAGTTCACGTCAAGGCGGGAGAGGAGACCGGGTGCAACCTGGTGGAAGCGTATGATGCCACCCTGGATCTTGAGGTTGTGGTCAGGGGCAACGGTGTCGCCATGGGGGTGGACCCGGAGCCGGGTTGGGAGGAAGTTCACCGGTCGAACATGACCAAGTTCATTGATGGCTTCCGGCGGGAGGATGGAAAGTGGGTCAAGGGGCCAAGTTACAGCCCGGCAAATCTTGGGCCGATTTTGGAGGCGCAGAAGTGAAACCCAAATCACCACGCGCTGTGCCAGCGGCAACGTTGAGCCTTTTGCTGAGAAACTGGACTGGTATGGCAAAAACAGTGCGCTGCAAAACCAAAACAAAGCACAATGAAACAAGCTCAACACTTGAGCATTGCGCCCGCGACCTCGACCGGCTCATAAAGGAGGCGAGATGAGCACGACCCCCAACCAACCAGAGCCGGTGCCGCCGCGATGCAACTGTCCAGACTGGGCAACTCAGATTGAAATACTAAACGGTCCAATCGTGCTGCAAAGCATCCGTAGTGGGGGCGCATACCAGTACCCGGGAAAGCAGTTCACTCATTGCCCTTGGTGCGGCAACAGGCTTGTGGATATTACCGCCGCGCCACAGCAGCTTTCAGAGAAAGGCGGTGATGAAAAATGCGACCAAAGTTCGGCGATCCCGATCCGGTCCAGTCAAGCCCCCGAAGTGACTAAGGGGGCATCGCCTCAGCAACCGCCGCCAGCGGAGAGTGAGCCATCGCAGAAGCAAATTGAGGAAGTGTGCCGTAAGATGACCGTGCAGGTTAACCCTTACCGCAATCCTGACGCGATTGTGCTGACGCTTGCATGTTGGCACCTCCGCGAACTCTCCCGCGCCACCGCCTCGCTCCGCAAGTCGCTAGAAGAGAGCAGGGCGGAGTGTGAGAAATGGAAATCCGAATTGTCCCACATCAGCGAGAACCTATGTGGCACCAAGGTTGAAGGTGAAGTCTCGCACGAGTATGTTTACGCCTTTGTGGAGGGCGAGATCGAAAAGCAATACGAATTGCGCTGCGAAATGGAGGAATGGTTTTCCAAGGCCTATCAGAACGCTACCGGGGCACCGTTGACTTTGTTTGGCAAGGCCGAATGCCAGAAAGCGGTGGATAACATCATGAGTTACGTTGAAAAAGACAGACAGCAACTGACCACCCTCCGCGACGAGAACGAGCAGCTGCGGAAGGAGTTGAAATTCGTAGCGTGGAAAACGACGGCAAACTTCCAGCCTAGCTTTACATCTCTCACTCACAGTGGCTTGCTTGAACTGGTGATAGAAATAAACCAGCGAGTGAACAAAGCCCTCACGCCGCCCGACACGGAGGCGAAGGAGTGAGCCTCACGAACCAACTTTACTTTCAGTCGTTCAACAGGTAAAATGAAAACCAGAATGATTAAAACGGTGTCTCGAACAACGGTTCAATTTAACCAACTTTATCAGCAGCACACCTACGTCACTCGTGTTCGCGGTCTGGCGAAACACCGCTCAATGCACAATGTCAGCTTCATGGTGCCGTTTGCCCGGACCAAGGATGGAAAGGTCCTGGTCAAGGTTGGCTCCCGGGCGCTGCGCAAGGCTGTGTTCAAGGTCTGTCGGACGAGACGGCGGCAGCGGGACGCCGTGCTCAGGCTGGCCGGGTGGCAGGCTCCTCCGGAGGTGAAACGGCGTCAGGACTTGAGGGATTGTCGGCATCGGGATTTTAACAAGCTCTGATATGGCCAAATACGTCAAGAGCATCAACTGCGAAATCGTCAAGGATTCAAACGGCTTGACGCTGGCAATTTACACAGACGGTCGGGGATCAATGATGACGAAGCTTTTGAACAGGATGGCCGCCAGCCGGAGCGGTAACGTTTTCTACTGGCCTGTCCGCGAGCAGGACGTTCAACGGGCCAAGGCTCTGGCCACAATGGGAAAGGTGTTGCAGTGATTTGTCTACAAGACCCCAACACCAAGCTGCGAGTCCTGGTTGATGGGAAGATGGAGGAGGTCACAATTGGCCAAATCCATCAGGCGGTTCAGGAGCACGAGGCCCGGAATCACCGGCTGGGCAACGGGCAGCAATACAACGACGCCGTTTACGCGGTTGACTCCTCAATGGCGATGCACCGAGACGGGGACCGGCTGAGGGCATTTGACCGGGGGTTTGAGGTTGTGGGAAACAAATGTGTGAGGAGGAAAAATGAGCAAAGACAATGGTGAGCAAAATCAAAATGGCTCAAGTTTGATGGAAAAGGTTTTCCGTTCAACGTTGGGCGAGGGTGCCTGGCAACAACACTTGGGACGGGAAGCCAACTTCAAGGAGGATGAGGCCAAGTTTGCCGCAATGACGAACGAGGCCCTGGCAGAAACGGTGGCGTTATACTTGAGGAACTGCGAACGACCAAGGTGGTCACGCGGGGAGCCGGTGTACGACGCCGTGATGGTTCACAACTTGATTCCGGAAATGATAAGGAGGTTGAGAGACTGATGCCGCGCAACCACGGTAAATCTACTAACGAGGAAATGGAACGGCGGATCGAGTTGGTGGCCGCCTACATCATGGCCCACCCGCTGTGCACACGGTTCGACCTGCACAAGCAGTTTGTCAAGGTGTTCAAGGTGCCGTGGCGCCAAATTGATGAGTACTCAACTCGCGCCCGAAAGTTGCTCAGCAAGCGTGTTGCCATGAGTCGCTCTGAGGCTGCTGAGTTGTGCAAGGAAATCCTACTCAATTGTGTTAAGCATCATAACCCGATGATCAGAATGAGGGCTGAGGAAAGGCTGGCAAAGATTTTTGGCGTTGATGCACCGGCACGGGTTGAAGTTGGTGGCATTGATGGCCAGCCTTTGCAGTTTGTGCCGTTGACCGTTGACCCGAAGAAGATAACAGGAGGACAATCGTGACAACCAACTCGCCAACAATCTGGTCCAACTTTTATGTCACAGACTTCGGCGGCCGATGCGACAATCCTTCAACCAACAACGTCACCACCACAATCACCATGACTCCCGAGCCAGCAACCGCGACCGAAATCGTTCAACAACACTTCTGGGCCTTGTGGTGGCTGGTGTTGCTGTGTGTTCTGTTCGTCAAGGTCAAGGTGCCACCGAGGAAACCGTGAACGCTCCTTCCAAAGACGGCGTCAAGTTCAGCATCGGCCAAACGGTGTGGCTGGTGGTGAACCCGGAACGGTGTGGCATGGTGACGGCAATCATCTTCAACGCCGTGGGCATCTATTACAGCATCTCCTGGGACAATATGAATGTGGCCAATCATTACGACATCGAGTTGTGCTCGGAAAAACCAACAGTGACAGCATGAGCAGGGAAATCCACAGCTTCACCCGTGGCCAGCTGCAAAAGGCCGGGGTGTTTGACGAATGGCTCCGCCGCACCAGCAACACCGACGACGGACGACCGCTGTGGCAGATTCCGGACGGGACGCGCTTCGACAACGGCGTGGTGGTCAAGGACGGAATGTTGAAGGCGATGGGCAGAAAGAATTTTGGAACATGAACCCATTCAACTTTCCACAGGCCAAGACGCCGTTCATCGCTCCTTCGGACATGGATGCTTCACAGGTGTTCACCATCAAGGCTTTCCGCGGCAAGGTGAACGCCGGCAATCTTGACGGGGCGGACTTTGTTGTCACGGCGTGGAAGCCGACGGAAGAGGAATTGAAGCAGTTGAATGAAGGCAACGCCGTGTTCCTGACTTGTCTTGGGGGTTTGCCGCCACACTTCCTGACCACCAGCTTTGAAGAGGCTTGCCGAATGTGATCCCCAAGCCCAAGCTCCCGCTCATTTCCCGCCTGCGCTTTCGTGGCGCCAACCTGGAGGCCATCACGGAAAAATCCCAGGAGTGTATTCTTTGTGCACCGGCGGACACTGGCAAGACCTACGCACTGTGCTACAAGGCCATCGTTATTGCCACCCAGATTTCCAATGTACACGGCGCACTGGTTCGCAAGGTGTACGGCTCAATGCAGGACAGCGTGGTCCGGACCTTCGACAAGGTGGCCAGCGGCCTGGGCATTAGGAAGTTCGGCGGCACAAAGGTTGAACGCTACCTCTTCAAGAACGGCAGCGAGATTGTTCTAGTGGGCCTGGACAAGCCGGACAAATTGCTTTCGTCAGAATGGGACTTTATTCAGGTGTGCCAAAGCGAGGAGCTTAAGGAGGGTGAGTGGGAAATGGCTGCCAGCCGGGCAACGGGACGCGGCGCCAACTTCCGTCATCCGCAAATTTTTGGGGACTGCAATCCGTCAAACAGCAAGCACTGGATTCGCTCCCGCAAGAGCTTGAAGCTGATCACCGGCTCACAGAAGGACAACCCGGAATTGTATCACGACAACGGCGACATCACTGCTGAAGGGAAACGCCGCATGGACCTGGCGGACCAAATGCTGACCGGGGTGCGTCGGCAGCGGCTGCTTTACGGCATCTGGGCCACGGCGGAAGGCGCAGTGTACGAAATGTTCAATCCCCAGGATCACTGCCGCGTTTTCCCGCTCAATCGTTTCAAGGAAATCTGTCTCACGGTGGACGAAGGCTTCACCAATCCTGCAGTCATCCTGGCAGTGGGCGAGGACAGCGACGGCCGCATGCACATCTTCCGCGAGTTCTACCAAACGCAGCAGCTTCAGGAAACGGTTGTGAAGGAGGTGGTCAAGTGGAGCCGGGAGTTTGGCAATCCTCTTGTGGCTTGTGACGAGGCGGCGGCGGGCTTGATCGCGGACCTGAAAGCTGCCGGCTTACGCGTCCAGGGGGCCAAGGGCCGCACGGTCGAAAGCACCGGCAAGCACATCGTGTTGGACGGCATTCTGGCCGTTCAAAATCGGCTCAAGATTCAAGCCGACGGCGTTGCCCGGCTGACGGTTGACCCGTCCTGCGTCAACACCATTAATGAGTTTGAGAGCTATGCCTGGAAGCCAGAGAAGGACGAACCCATCAAGCAGTTTGATCACTCGATGGACGCGCTGCGTTACCTGGTGGCACTGAGGATGACGGTGAGTGGCTTTGCGTCCGCTGCCGGCTTCCTGGTGGGCGGAAGTGATGGGGAAGATATTTTGGAGACAGACAGGCTGGAGCCGGAGGATTTTTGAATATTATGAAATACCCAGCACACCGTCGCTTGAACGATGCAAAACTCGAAAGGTTCATTCGTCACAATCCTGGTTGCACCGCAGTGATGATTAGCCTGTGCCTACGGCGTTCATGGGGCACCGTTTCTTCCATGTTGTCGAAAATGGCCGTCAAAGGAATTGTTGTTCGCAAGGAGACAACGGGGATGCGCGGAACCAAAAGGGTTTGGAGGTATTTTCCGACATGAAGGCAATTCCACTCATTTTTGAAAACGGAGAATTTGTTCAGTGTGAGTCGCAGAAGGTCACCAACATCAAGCTTCACCTGCCTGGTCCTTCCGGCATTCTGATATTGCCAGTGATGATCCACGGAACGCGCGAAGGCACAGGCCGTTGGACCTGGAACGGTAACACGGGAAAGCCAACGCTGCGGCCAAGCATTCTGACACAATGTGGCCACTTTGCCCCTGGTTTCAAGGCGGACGAATTTTGCTGGTGCAAATATTATAAGGAGCATCCGGACGAAACATCAGGCTTCAAGTGCTACCGTTGCCACACCTGGGTGAATGACGGGCGGGTGCAATTCCTGCCCGATTGCTCGCACGAGTTGGCCGGGCAAACGCTGGACCTGTTGGAGGTGTGAAAACTTCCCGCCGCATCAACCGCATGAAGATTGTTGTGTGGAAGGGCAACCGCAGCATCATGACGGAAATCTGGGGCTCGTCGCTGCAGGACCTGGCCCGGTGGGCACAGACGGCGCAGGCGCGGGCGTTTTGGGCCGGGTTGCGCCACGGCTTCGGGGGCAAAAAAGTGGTGGTGAAAATTGAGGAAAACCCGGCGGAAGTGCTGCCGTTCCCCACTGTTCCGCAGCCCGAAACAGCGCGTTCCGCCCAAATTTCGGGCTGAATTTTGGCCTTGAACAACATTTTTATTTCGTTGCACCGCAACGACTTACGACACATTTGAAAAATAGTTGTTTCCTTTTCCAACGGTTGGAGCGAGAGTAGGGGAGTGAAAGTGAACGACAACCAATGCAAATCAACAATCAAACGAAAGGCAAGACGATGAAAGAAGCAGTGAGCGGATATTACATCAAATTGAGTCCGAGCGGACGTTACGTTGTTGATGCACCGCCGATTGGATTTCGCAGCACAACATCCTTCAAAAAGGCGACTCGTTTTGAGTACTTTAATGATGCAAAGGCGTTCTGCAAAGATCGTGGGATTTTCAACGCATATATTATTTTCTCTCAATCGTTTCCGGTCGGTTAACCCTCACAACACAAAACCACAAAATGAACGCAACGAAAACCGAAACACCGACCGACCGCAAACTCACCATGGCCGCGCTGATGGAGCATTCGCCGTGCTCCGATGCCAGAGGCTTCCTCAACGGCTGCAAAGACCTTGAAACCGCGTGGCTCAAATGCAAGCGAGTTGATTGGATGATCTGGGCTTTGCGCCGGTTCGATTTGCTGGACAAGCCGCTGGCCGTCCGCATCGCCGTTGAGTGTGCGGAGCATGTTCTGCTGAAGTTTGAGAAGAAATATCCAGACGACAAACGTCCGCGAGCGGCGATTGACGCGGCGAAAGCGTGGCTGGCTGAGCCAACTGAACAAAACCGGACTGCTGCTGATGCCGCTGCTGCTGCTGCTGATGTTGCTGCTGATGCTGCTGCTGCTTATGCTGCTGCTGATGCCGCTGCTGCTGCTGCTGATGTTGCTGCTGATGCTGCTGCTGCTTATGCTGCTGATGCTGCTGCTGCTGCTGCTGCTGATGCTGCTTATGTTGCTTATGCTGCTT